CTGACTTGTTATCTAAAGTAGACGATCTAGAAACTCAAATGCGCAGACATTTTGCTCTCCCCAGTTACAAGCTAGATTACTTCTCTAAAGTCATGGGCTTAGGAGGTAAGGTAAACATGAAGTTCAGTGACTGGATAGAAATCGTAGAAAAAACGCCTAAGTTAGGCGAGAAGGCCTATAACAAGATGTTGAAGTATTGTCTTAAAGATGTAATAGACACCGCAAGGCTTTGGTTAAAGACCTGCAAACACTTTGCTCCCAAGTATAACTACTCCGCTGCCAATAAAGAGCTTGCATGTACCAGCTGCGGTAGCTACAATATAGTAAAGAACGGCACATACATGGCAGGCGCTGTTAGGTATCAGAAGTATCTCTGTAAAGACCACCAAGGGTATGCAGGCAAGCGAGCCGTGACGTCTAAGAAACAACAACTTGGCTAAAAGGATACAAAGGTATGGAACTAGTAACTACTAAGTTAAGCCCTAGAGCGATCTTTGAAGAGTTGGAGAGTAAGGTAGTTGGCCAGAAAGAAGCCAAACGTCAAGTGTCTATAGGACTATTCGTACATGTGATCAACCACTTACAAGAGCTTTCAGGGCGAGCCCGAGGGAAAAGCCCTAACATGTTGATCATGGGCCCTACAGGCTGCGGCAAAACCTACATAGCCAGGAACGCCGTTAAGGCTGTACGGAAGATCACAGGCCTTCCTCTGTGTCCGCTCCTCGAAGTAGACTGTACAGAAATAACCCCAAGAGGCTGGCAAGGAGACGACATGTCTAGCCTGATAAAAGACAAGGCCAAGGAGCTAATGTCCTCTTCAGTACACTCCTTATCCACTGCAGTTGTCTTTCTAGACGAGTTCGATAAGATTTGCTTGCCTGCACATTCAAGTAAAATGGGAGGAGACTTCAACAGAGCTACCCAATATAACCTACTTAAGTTAATGGAAGGGGTGGAGATGTCCTTCGGAGGGTCTCTCAATAAAGAGAAGGTAGATACTAGTTCTATGATGTTCATGCTTGCTGGCAATTTCCCTCAAGTTAGGTCTGCTAGAATCCCAGGTAAGGCCCCCATAGGGTTTAACTCTAAGGTAGAAGGTGTTGGAGATTACGACCTGTACCAAGAGCTAGAAATGGCCGGAGCGGCAACTCAACTAGTAGGTAGACTTAGTTACATCTCTGAGGTGAAAGCCCTAACTAAAGCTCAGCTGTCTACTATACTAGACCAGCACCTGCTTCCCAGCCAGCTAGACATCTTCGACTTTCTGAACACCACAGTTAAGGTCCCTAAAGCCACTCGAAAGAGTATAGTGGAGAACTGCTTTAAGCGAGGTACGGGAGCGAGGGGTCTAGAAGCAGATTTAGCAGAACACCTGAGTAAGAGCATATTCGAACTGGAGATAACCCTATGAATATACCTAAAGAGTTTTTAGATGTCATGAAGGTGTTGGAGTTTGGAGCCAGGAAGTACGAGCCTGACGGTTGGCTCAAGGGCATTAAGTTTAACCATAAAGATAACCACGCCTCTATGTCAAGACACTTGGCAGAGGCTTACATGGGAGTCAAGGAAGATAAGGAGACGAGGCTAGACCCTCTTCTACACTTGGCAGCTAGAGCTTTGATGGAGTATACTTGCAAGCAACGCTTCGGAGGGATACCGGGACAGGCTTTGATGGAGGATTCTAAGAATGCAGATAATTAAAGACTTCGAAGGGCTTCGCTTAGAAGCGTATAAGTGTCCTGCTGGAGTGTGGACTATAGGGTACGGACATACGAAAACAGCTAAAGAAGGTATGAAGGTGACCCAGGAGCAGGCCTGTGAGCTCCTCAGAGGCGATCTGAGGTACTTTGAGGAAGGAGTAGATAGGTTGGTTACCGTTAAGCTACTTGAGGGCATGAGAGAGGCTCTCGTTAGCTTCTCCTTTAACGTAGGATTGCAGGCACTAGAAAGCAGTACGCTACTAAGAAAGCTTAATAGCGGAGATTACTTAGGTGCATCTACAGAGTTCCATAGGTGGGTATACGCAGGAGGCAAAAGGTTAAGAGGTCTTAAGAGAAGAAGAGAGGCAGAAGCTAGACTATTTCTTGTCGGCCAAGCGCTCTAAGTGGCGCTTCATCTCCCTTATATCTTCCTTTATCTCTTGCTGCAACATCTTCACAGCTTCCATTCTAATCTCTATCTCATTAGATACTTCTGTTCTACTAGGAGCGTCCCGCAAGCGGGCGTCCAAGTTTCTCATTCTAATTTCCATGCTTCCTAACCATAGTGCTACTATTGTGGTAGATATTCCGGTGAATAGCTCTAACATACTTAAGGCTTCTTCTTTTGTTTTCTTTTTGGTTTTAAGTTAACCCCTACAGTCTTAAGGTCAACTACCTGTTTTAGCTTTTGACATGTTATTTCACCCCATATAGCTTAACAACCCCTGAGGACATGTTTCCTGTAGACATTTGAAGCCTTACTGCATTTACAGCAGAAGTGCTCTTCCGGGCCCCGCTGCCATTTAAAGACGCGTTCGAATGTATAGAGGTGCCCGCATAAGCCACTTGCCAGGAAAACCTACAAAAAGTACTGGTGCTAGAGGGGTCTATAATCCCCACTGTACCCGATATCCCCCCGTCTGCAGCCCTATTACTGACGTTTACTGTAGGCTCCCCTACTTGAATGTAGTCGCTAGTGTAGTCGGCGTTGAGTATTGTAGAGCTGTGGTACCCGTGATTACTAAACGTGTAGTCGCTAACCCCTGAATCGTAACTGACTCCGTTGTCAGAACTAGTGAGTATTCTTAAAGTAGCGTTACTGACCGGCACTACATTGATAATTTCGAGCACATACTTCTTGTAGTCACTTGAGAGTCCTGTAAAGCTAACAGTAGCCTGTCCAGAAAGCACTGTACCCGTAGATATCAGTATCTGAGCAGAACTGCTTGCAATGTCAGTAGCAGCTACCTTCTTCATAGAAGCTGTAGAGGCATCGTATATAAGGATAAAATCCCCGGACTGTAAGTCTCCGGAGATAGTGCTTTGTCCTGTTATCATTTCTGTCTTTATCTCTGAAGAGCCTATGTTGGTTATACTATTGTTGTCTGCGTTCAAAGACTTGCTCGTAATTGTGGCAGGCTCTGAAGTACCTACTAGTGTAGTAGTTGAACTAGGCAGGGTAACAGTAACGTCCGAACTTAAAGTGTCCGGACCCTTTAAAGTACATACGTCAGAGTCGGTAGCTACAAAGTCTACCTTGCCTCCGGTAACTGTAGAGTTGCTGACTTGTAAAGTATCTGAAACCACCTTAACGTTCGCACTTGACCCAGGTGCAGAGGTGCCGTTACCAGTCAAAACCTCATCGCCCTCTAAGGTAGACACCCCTGTGCCGCCTTGAGATACGCTTAAAGGTAAAGTAATAGCCCCTAAGCTAACTGCTGACTTAGAAGAAAGTCCCGTAGAGGTGGCTATTACGAAGCTTTCTCCGCTAGAGGGCAGGCTTATATTCAAAGACTTGCCTGACAGGTCTACATCTGGATCTAGTTTTAGAGATCTTTCTGCTCGGTCTTTGTTGAGCTGGCTTTCCAGGCACCGAGTATCTAGGTCCGACTCAAGGGTTTCAGCAGGTAACCTGGAGTTATCTCGGTAGTCAGAAGATTGCAAGAAGTCTGCGTCTAGCTCGATGACTACGGTGTCTGTACCTGAAGGTATATTGCCCGCCGTAAACACCACGTTACTGCCAACAATCGTATAGTGAGTCGCCAGAGTCTTTTCAGTAAAGATACCTGCAGAGTCCTTTATAGACACTTTCAAGCTATTAAACTTAAAGGTGACTGCAAACGTATCGTTGGCGCCATCTCCTAAGTACGAATCAGGACTGTAGAGAGTAGAAACTGTCATGTCATTATTCCTCGTCGAAAGTTCTATTAATTAGGGCTTTAAGGTAAAACAGGTTACCGAAAGGTAGCATTCTAATACCTGCTTTAGTGTCTTTATCGGATACTTCCTCGTCGCTTAACCTCTGCAAGGTCTTAACTACCTCTTCTACTTGCCAAGCGCTAGGCCCTAAGAGGGCCCCTGAGACGAACCTGCCGCCAAACCTACCTGTTTCTTTGCCGGAGAGTGCGTGAGTAACATCTAGGGCAGTGGTGCCTATTAGCCCTAGGAAGCCTGATCTAGAGATTCCTGCTGTCAAGAGATCTATCCCTTCAGGGACTTCTTTGCCGGCTATCTTCTTTTGGGCAATCTCTGTAAGGCTGCCCATAGCTACCAAGTACATTACACCTGCAAGGACGTTAGCATCTCTTCTCTGTACTCCTGAGATAAATATCTTGCCGGTTGCTGCAGAGCTAAAACTCTTAAACTGGAAAAGAACTTTAGCCCATTGACTCCTCTGTACAAAGAACGGAGTAGACTCTACGCCAGGCTTGAGGACGGTCGACTCGACATCAATCTGTACAGCGTTCTTAAAAGCAGCTAAAGCTTCCGTGTCTGTCCACTGCTCGGGGTTAATCACATAGGAGCCTTTTCTTTCCTGTACGTACTTGTCTGCCATCCTTTTGATAGCCTCTAACTTAGACTTGTCTAGACCTAACACACCTAATACACCTCTATTATCCTTTATATTACCTTTAAGTACATCTCTGATTATGTTTGCAGAGGAAACTTGAGTGGCGAGTCTGCGATTTGCAGATGTCCAATGCCCTATAAGAGAGGCTTTAGCGAAAGTACCTGTCATTAAATCTTGGAAGTTATCCCATTTAGTTTTGTTTCTCCCTATGTCATCTACGTCGTCAATACCTCCGAGACTTCTAAGGATGTTGTTCTGCTCGAACTCCAAGGCTCCGGAGACGTCTGCTAATTGATCTTTGGTTAGCTTAGCATCTTTGAAGCTCCTAATTAAAGGCAGGTAACCATGCCGTAAAGTTTTAAGCAGTCCTTGTCTAAACGGTGCCATAGCCAGCTCGGGAATAGAACTGATAGTTACTCCGCCTAGTAGGCGCGTGAACTGGTAATTAAGGAGAGTCTCTGCCATGCGGTCAGCGGAGCCAGGCTTTCGGAGTTGGCCCAACATCGATCTATACATCATAGCCGCTAGCTCTTCCTGCTTGGTAAATTCCTTCCCTATCTTGGCGGCCTCTTTTTTTGAAGTAGCTGCCCTTTCTGCCTTTGCGGCGTCGTTCTTAATACTAGAAAGCACCTCTGAGAAGTTATCGTATCCGCTAGCTTTTAAGACCTTGTCAGTCTCCACGAGACGGGACACTTTGTGTGCATAGTTACTGTAAAGTCTAATAGAATCAGTGACTAAGAAGTCGGCTATCTCACTGTCAGGTATCATTAAAGCTCTGGATTTCAAGAACTTACCCTTAGATACGAAGCCTTCTGTAATACTGGCAAGTGCTATCTGCTCATCAGATTCACCTCTAATCTTGTCTAAGCTTTCAAGGGCTATCTCTTTAGCTTCGTCAATATCTATAGGAGCATCTCTTAAGCTGCCGTCCTTGTTATGTTTGGCTACCCAGTTACCTACTCGCTCAATGAAGGCCTGCCTGACAGCCGGGCTATGGAGTTTATCCAGGTCGTAGATTCTAGTCATGTAGTTTCGAGCGGCTTTAGGGTCTAAATCCTCAGGTAAAAGACCTCTACTTTGAAGTTCTCCTGCCATACGGTCCATGTCTTTACGTATAGTTTTAGCTGCTTTGTTTACTTGAGGGATGTCATCTACATAGTTTTCATCTGTTAAGGTCTTCCACATCCGTTCTGAGAAGTCCTTCTGGCTAATTTTATCCTTAGGTCTAAGAAGTGCTGACCTGATGACCCCTCTTCCCGTGTAGTCCAGATAGAGTTTCTCTACTTCAGCGACATTCTTTAAAGTATTCTGGTCTGCTCTGAAGATGGCGTTCTGGGCATTTTGCTCGTTAGCTGTACCGCTAAGATTCTTCTTGCGAATATAGTTAGAGTTATAGAAGATTTCCCCTAACTTGTTGACTGTAGGGCTAGGGCTTAGTGCCGCTCTTAAGTCCGGGGCTCGCAAGCTTTCAGGACCGCTAGCAAGCTTCACTACAGTTTCAGAGATATTTGCTAGTTTGTTTCCTGAAGTATCTACAGCAGCGGCACCTGCGGAGTCAGCGTCTAGGTTTATCTTTACGTCTTCTCCCCTTAAGGCAGTGCTCAGTAGTTCGCTTCCCGTTTGCTTGAAAGCCCCTGCAGCGCCGCCTAGAAGACCTCCTAGAAGGGCCTCAGATGCGATATTAAGGGTACTTTCCTCTATGGTCCTAGTCTCCTGAGTACTTTGAAGTATGCCCTCTCTAGAGGCTCCTGCTACGCCTGACACGCCAGCGCCTACACCTATGCCTGCCCCTACGTTCTTAGCCAGTGAGCCGAACCTGTAGGCACTGGTAAGAGGGACTAGGATTAAAGGGTCGGTTACGCCTGCTGTCAGGCCTGCTGCCATGCGAGTCCAAGTAGGAGCTTTCTGTAAAGTAGCCCTCTGGTCTTGCTCGTAATCGATATTAAGTACTTTACGGTCGTACTCTTCGCGGTTCTTTACGGTAACAAAGCGATCTGCGAAGTTTTTGATGTCAGGTCTCTCCTGCTCCAAAGTGTCTACTGGCAAGAACTCAGAATCAAACTCAGTGGATACCTCAGGAGCAAACACCTCTTT